GATCGCAGCGGAAGACGGCAAAGTATACGCTACAAGATCCGGGACCTTTATCGAAGATTTTCTTACTATCGTGCACGAACTCGATGACGTTGCCGAAGAAGGGAAAACAGCTTTTTCTGAGCCGCTGGTGATTTGTGTATCGCATATGAAGAGCAAGAGCACCGGAAATAACTTCGCGTGCTGCTCGTTGGCATGAATGACATTTTTCGTCTTGTATATCTCCTGTACCATGTAAGAAGGGCCGAAAGGCCCTTTTTACTTGCCAGAAATAAAGTGTATAGCGGCATTTTTCGCTTTCAAATTCTTAAACTTCAGTAGATTTTTCCTGTACTTATCCCTAAGCATTTTTCTATATAGTGAGCCTGGGTCATATATGGCAGACTCAGATATATCTTTTTCGGTCGCGGCATGGATGAGTTTAAAACGCTGATCCGGCGTCGTCGACACATAATAAAAATACCCCTGTTCATTATAACGGACAGAATACAACTCATCCTCATATCTAATTGTAATAATATATCGGCCCGAGTCAGCAACAGACGAATCTATCATATCATAACTGGTATTAATATATTTCCGCTCCTGGGATGCTGCATTATAGGCAGCAGATGATAAGGCGCGGTGAAATGCACTTTCAGTATGTTTTTGTGCGCTGATCTCATTAAAATTTTGTTCAATAATAAAGCCATCACCTCGGAAAAAATTACTGTCAAGCTGCAGTGAGTCAACGATGCCGAGCGCGTCAAAATAAGGGTTATAAACTGATATCATGTTACCTACGATGATAACCGGCAGATAGCGCGACATCTGACCATTTCCTCTTGCCAGCGAGTCATGTACACTCATAAAGAGGTCAACTTCTTTTTTCAGATAATTATCGTTTTCTGGGAAAGCCTCATCAAAAAGTATTACGTCAACGTCTGAAAGCAGATGCGAAAACTTTTTAATTTGCTCTGCTGCTGAAATGCTGGTCGCATATCCGCATTCATACTTGACCGGCTTTTCAATTGCCTGATGCACAAATAAGCGTTCAAAAACATTTTTTACGCCGGGTTCCTGGCTCATTGCAAGGCCGGGGAAAAACAATTTATTGATATCCTTAAAAAAGCCGGCTGCTGCCTGGGTGATCTCATACCTCCGGCGATACAAAAGCAAGAACTTTTTGCCCTTGCGTAAGTAGTTATGCAGCAGCATTCCATTATAAAAAGTAGTCTTTCCGGCGGATCTGTTAGACGCTGCTATATAGATCTCCGGCTTGCTATTATTAAGATCTGTTTTTGATAATAGTTTATATCCATTGTAAAAATCTGGACTTGTAGCAAAATGTGAATATGATTTTAATTCCATATATACCTCCTAATATTAAAATTTGACATTTATACTCATATAATATATAAATAAAGTTAAGAAGTAAAGCGCGTTTAAAGGGGGTGAGCATATGGATATTGCATCAATCGCGCAGTTGATAACATCAGTTGGGTTTCCTATAGTCGCATGTATCCTGATGGGGTACTATATCAAAACGCAGACAGACAATTACCGCTCAGACGTGGCGGAGCTGCAGCGCCAGCACAAGGAAGAAATTCTAAAAGTTACAGAAGCGGTTAATAACAACACGGTTGCTTTACAAAAACTATCAGATGCACTGGTAGAAAGAGGCTTTGTAAATGGGAATAATGATAGAGCTTGATCCGGTTATTGCGCTTGCGCTGGAAGTGATCGCAGGCGCCTGGGGAGTCAATGAAGAACGAAAGAAAAAACTTGAGGCTGCCGGGTACGATTATGAGCGCGTGCAGAAGTGTGTTAATGATTTATTGAAAGTGATGAAAAAGTATGGCGCTTGAATGGAAAAGTGTTCCGTCTAATTCATACACTACAGGGCCTTTTCGGGATAACTATACACTGTATCCGGCGGAACAATATTATTATAACAATGCAAATTTGATCTGGGGGACTTTTACACAATACGGATGGACTCTTAACGCGATAGCAGGCGCAATGGGAGTTATGGACTATGAGTCAGGCGGTTTTAATCCTGGCATCGGCGAAATGGGAGGCTGGCCGCTGCCTACAGGCAGCAAGGGTAATTGGGATATTTATTCTCACCCGTCCGGACTTGCGCTTGCACAGTGGACAGCGCCAAATGGCTACTACCCGGTCTACGATACGACAGATCCGAATCCGCTTTTAGCGCTGGCGAATAAATATGATGTTGACTGGTATGATGGCGCGTTCCAGTGCCTGGCAATAAATCACTGCAACGATCCGGACTATACAGATTTTTATGCGCCCTCAGTTGGATATGTAACGTCACTTTGGGGATGGCGTCAGGGTTCACATAGTGACTATCATATCGTGAGTTCATGGGATGAATACCGGCGCTCAACTCTGCCTCCGGAAGAGCTTGCAAAGGCGTATCTTGCTTGTGTGGAAGGTGTGCCGGGTGGCTTTGAGCCGGACGGATCAGACTACATATGGCGTCAGAGGCAGGCGCGGTATTGGTATGATACTTTTGTTGGTAAGACACCTGATCCTGATATCCCGGTATACCCTGATGATTATCCGCCCGGTCCCGGTCCCGGTCCTGGCCCGGGTCCTGCAGCAGAAAAACACAAATTCTGGATTTACATGAGAAACCATAAAATCAGAAAATACTAATGAAAGGAGAATTATTTTATGATCATCGAAACACGCGAAGAATATCTTCGCAGGATAGGTGAGCGGATTGGAGATAGCGAAGATGATATTTCATTTCTCGAAGACATGACCGACACTTATGACAGCTTGTCAACCGGTGCGGATCGCGACACTATCGCGAGACTTACGGCAGAAAATGAAGAACTGCGCCGGAAATATAAAGAGCGCTTTTTTGCGCCCGGCGCCGCGGATCCGGAACCGGACCCGGAACCGGAGCCGGAAACAAAAAGAACTTTTGAAGAATTATTTAAGTAAAGGAGTGAAGAACAGATGCCAAGAAGAATTGCAAATACGACGCTTAATGCATCAACGATTGACATTCTCAATGTTATCAGACAGAACGCCAGTCTTGAATATCAGAGCCAGATTCCCAACATTACGCAGGCTACCGATATTCCTGCGGTGGGAGAGGTCCTGTGCGGATATCCGGCGCTGGCGAACCAGTTTATCAACGCGCTGGTCAACCGGATCGCGCTTGTGCGAGTGCAGAGCGCAACCTTTAACAATCCATATACCAGACTCAAAAAAGGTGTTCTCTCTTACGGAGAAACCATTGAAGAAATCTTTACCGGGATTGCGCGCGTCTTTACGTTTTCGGAAGAAAAAGCAGAAGCGCGAGAGCTGAAAAGATATCTGCCGGATGTTAAGGCGGCTTTTCACGCGACAAACTGGAAGGTCATCTACCCAGTCACGATTGAAGAGGAAAGTTTGAGACAGGCTTTTCTTTCCCTGGAAGGTGTGCAGGATCTGATCACGCGGATTGTGGACAGCATTTACACGGCAGCCGAATACGACGAATTTTTGCTTTGTAAATACCTCATTATAAAAAGTATCAACCGCGGCCAGCTTTACCCGGTATCTGTTGACGTTGCTGACATTAAGAACGCAGCCATTGCTTTCAGAGGAACATCTAACATGCTAACGTTTATGAAAAATCGTTATAATTTGGCCGGGGTAATGAACAGCACGCCAAAAGACAGGCAGGTTATCTTTATGGATGCAATGTTTGACGCACAGTATGATGTAAATGTCCTGTCAGCAGCTTTTAACATGGAAAAGGCGGACTTTATGGGCCGTCTGCACCTCATTGATGATTTTACAACTTTTGACAACCAGCGCTGGGCGGTGATCCGGTCAGAGTCTAACGGCCTGGAAGAAGTGACGGCGGCAGAGCTGGCAGTCATGGCTGACGTCCTGGGCGTTTTTGGTGATGAAGAATTTTTCCAGATTTACGACAATTTGAATAAATTCACGGAAAAGTACGTTGCTGCCGGCCTCCGCTGGAACTACTTCTACCATACATGGAAGACCGTTTCTGTTTCGCCTTTTGCAAATATGATCGTTTTCGTGAAGTCAACCGCCAGCCTGGGAACGCCGACAGCAGCAGTATATAGAGTACAGTCTGCCGATAACGACAATACCGGCACCGAAAGAAACACGGTAATCAATCTTGTCCTGGATTCTGTGACCGGCGGAACGCCGCTTACTTATCGCAATTTTGCTTTTGTACAGAATCAGAGCATGACCGCTGCCGGCCTTGCTGTGCAGCCGTACGGATCGATTACAATTCCTTCAACTGCCGTACCTACAGCGTCGGTTACGCTGGAAGTGACGGACGGTGTAAACACATACACATACGCAAGGACTGTTGCGCAGCTCCGGTCACTGGCACCGAATGAGGCAGTGACACTCACAAAGGTTGAGTAATATCAAAAGGTTGAGTAATATCAAAAGGGGATGTTAAGGCATCCCCTTTTTAAAAGAGGTGATATTTTTGGCAACATATATAAAAACTACATCTGGTGGAAATGTGGAATACGAAATTGAACCGGGAAATGAAAACGTAATGCTGCCGAATGAGCAGCAGGGAGGAGGTGAACCGGAAGGATATTCTGATGTTGTGCAGAGCATCAGCAACAATTATTCTTCCGAATCAACATACAATGCCGGCGATATAGTTTTTTATGAAAACAAACTTTATCAGGCCATGGAAGACATAACAACCGCTGAGACATGGACGCCTGAACACTGGCAGCAGATCACGCTGTCAGACGAAATTACTGATTTAAAAGATGAGGTGTCCGAAGCTGTGCCGATGGTTTATGAGGTCGGGGCCGGTAAGGAATACACATCTTTTACTGCTTGCCTTAAAGCGCTGCAGGGCAACTCAAAAAATAAGACAATCCTTGTATACGATGGCACATATGATATATTTGAGGAATTGGGCGGTGCTGATTATGCGTCAACTATTGAGGTAAATAGCAACTGGAGAGATGTAAATGTTATTGTGCCGCCTAATACCAAAATTATTGGAGTTGGCAATGTAATTTTTGAGTTTCTACCAGCAGACGATGAAATCGCAACCCCTGCGATTAATGCATTATCCGTACTTAATGTAGTGGGGAACGTGGAAATTGAAAATATCAAAATTCATGCTCAGAACTGCTTATATTTAATTCGTGATGATACATCATCACTTCCTGGGTTATATGATGTCAGGCGTAAATTTAAAAATGTAGAGTGCATTAGATACAACGGAGGAACGCACTGCTATTCCTGTACTTTCAAGCAGGGTGCAAAAATTAGTTTTGAAAACTGCCACTTTGAGTCTTATAGTGGCACAACATTTGGTATGGTCAGCGTTGCCACGGGAAATGCAACTATCAACATTGTTAATTCTGTGTTTTTAACAAATGCTTCAGTTCCTGACATTGCATTGGTTAATACCAATGCAATAGCGCAAAGAAATATTATAAATATCTGCGGCTGCCATTTACAAGCAAATAATGCACCCAAAAAAATTTCTGTTATCGCTGGCGGACAAAATGTTGTAAATGGTTATGACGTTACGCTAATAGGATGCTCTGACATCGGAAACACTACCATAGATATTGCAGGAAACATTTATCCAATTAAACAGTATAATGCAATAAGTTAACTCAGCCATATAAGGAGTAATTATGTACGTTACACCTAACTCAACCATCCAGTATTTTATAGGTGTTAACTTATCCCCTGGATATGAAAACAGCTTGTACTTTGCAAGCGAGGCCGCGAAAGATGCGGCCTTTGCCGCACTGGTAGATGCTAATTTGACCGAAACAGAACTATCATATGTTTATAAAGATCGGAAAATCAGATCATCTTTACCTATTGAAAGGCTGAATCCTGTTAGATATCTCCGCTTTAAAAACACTTCTTTTGAGAATAAGTGGTTTTATGCTTTTGTAACATCTGTTGATTATGTCAACAACTCGATGACAGAAATTACTTTTGAGCTGGATGACCTGATGACCTGGATGGGAACTTTTGCTTTAGCGCCCTGTTTGGTGATCCGGGAGCATACGGCCACGGATGCTGCATATACGCATAATATTGATGAGGGACTGCCGACAGGAGACTATGAGTTGGCGGCGCGCGAGGAAGTTGCGACCAATACGGATCCTCAGCTTGTGCTATCTATCGCGAGATCCTCTGATACTGTCGGAGCTGTCGGACACTATAAGGGTAATTTGCTGTCAGGCGCTGAATACCGAAAGTATAATATCTCGCCGTCTGGCATGGATGACTTGGAAGCCGATATTGACGAGCTGATCAAAAAAAGTCAAAAGGACGCTATGATATCGGCGCAGATTGTTTTTGGCGCGATGGCGCCGCAGGCCGCGGATCAGGCGCTTGAAGCACTGCCGATTATAAACAATTTCACGGGGACGTATAAATCAGACGGTCATACTATCGGCGGATACACTCCAAAAAACAAAAAACTGTATTCTTATCCCTATTGTATGATGAGCGTTTTTAATTCCGAGGGTTCTGAGCAGGAATTTCGCTATGAATTTTTCGCTGATCACTTCGCGCACTTTTATGTGTTTGGCATCGCCGCAGACGCTCCGGAAATGGCTATCCTTCCTACACAATATAAGGGCGGAGGCATCACATATAATGAAGACCAGATGATGACGATGAAACAATGGCCACAGGCGTCCATAGCGGTTGACCAGTATAAAGCGTGGGTTGCTCAGATGACCAGCGGCGGAGGCTGGGTATCTGTCGCCGGAAAGATTGGTAAAACAATCGGAATGTCAGCCGCAACTGGCAATATTGCCGGCGGAGTTGCCGGAGTGGGGGGTGAGGTGCTTAATCTGCTGCAGGATAAAATCAGATATGAAGCGATGCCAGACAGCGTGCAGGGGACCACAAACAGCTCAATCCTGATGGGAATAAATCAAAAAAAATTTGTGATTTATCATCGGCGGATCACCGCCGAATATGCGCGGACCATTGATGATTACTTTACGGCTTTTGGTTATCGTGTGAATCAAGTTAAGGTTCCGTCTCTTGCTAATCGTCCGGCGTTTACTTTTGTGCAGACATACAAATGCTGTGTGACTGGCCCTATACCTGCAACGGCAGCGCGAAAAATCGAAAGCATACTTGATCACGGCTGCAGGTTTTTCCGGGCCATTGCTAATTTAGGAAATTTAACAATCGCTAATCAGCCGTAAAAAGGAGGTGAGAGAGTGCGGAAAAGATACGATAGTAACATCGCCGGCGCAGTGGACATATGGCAGACGTACAACTATTTCATGCAGCGGCTGAAATCCATTGCAGTATCTTGTTTTGACTGGGACGGCCTGCCGCCTACAGTCAGGCAGCAGCAGCTGGAGCTGTCGCTGATCCGAAAGGGCAGATGTCTTTTTTACTATGACGAAATCCTTGAAATGTACTTGTCCATGCGATGTATTTGTAATGGTCCTTTTGATCTTTATGATGAGCCGATAAACAGGCGCGCATATTCAAACAATGGTTATCAATATGAAGCCACGAACACAAACAGTGTGCTAATCTGGGACAACTATTTGCACGAGGATATGTGGGCTGCACTGAGCACTTTTGCAAAAAGATTGACTAATATCGAAATTACAAAAGATATAAACCTTCGCGCGCAGAAGACGCCGATCATGATTTTGTGTGATGACCGGCAGCGCCTCACGATGGAAAATCTTTTTGAACGTATCGACATGGGTACGCCGGTTATCTATGGATCCAAAAACCTGGACCTTGAAAGTGTAAAGGTTTTAAAACTTGACGCGCCATACCTGGTCGATAAGCTGCAAGATGAAAAAATCAATGTGCTGCACGAGGCATTTTCCTATTTAGGGGTCGGCAGTATGGAGATTATAAAACGCGAAAGATACATTACATCCGAAATGCAGACGTCGCAGGAAAGCAACGTTGCACAGCGCGCTAACCGCTTAAAATCGCGAATTGAGGCGTGCCGCCTGATCAACGAAATGTATGGACTTAATCTTTCAGTGCAATATTCCCCGGTGGGGGATCAGATAGCTGACAATATCATGATGGCGGCAGCTCTGCAGGGTAAAGCCCTGGAGAAAGAGCAGGGCCGGGAAGAGGTGGACAAATGAGCGTTTATACTACACAACTAAGATATATATGCGAAGAGTTCGCCGGCCGGAAAGAAAGCGCTCCATACTCCGAAGTTCCGGCGATAATCGCGGCAGCGCGCCCGAAAATATTTGATTTTCCGTATCCTTTATATGATCAATCATATAAAACAGCACTGGAAACAAAGATCATAAACCATTTTTACTTGCGCGAAATCGGCGCGGAGACAGTCGGACAGTTTAAGTTTCAGCTTGCCCGAACTATGAATGAAATTATGCCGTACTATAACCAATTATACAAGACGGCGGATCAGGAGTTCAATCCCTTTTATGACACTGATTTTTATAAGGACCATAAAGGTAAAGACAGCCGGAGCAAGCTGACCAGCGGAAAAGAAACGCGCGAAGACCAGACCACGGCCAGCGGATCACGATCAACTCATGAAACCTCCAGCACTGACACGGCCGGCGATGTGACAAAAGAGCGCGAGACTGTGCAGGAAAATGAAAGCACGCTAACCCTTGGAACCACGGACACTAAAACGCTGGGAACTACAGATACAAAAACGCTTAACACGCAGTCAGCCACTAACACTGATCTTGAAGATGCAAAGACGATAAACACGGAAACCGAAAAAACTCTTGATACGCAGGATCTAAAAACGCTCAATACCTCTGACCAGAAAACCTATAATACAACAGATACAGAAACCCTTAACACTCAGTCTCAGCTTACAATTAATACTGAGGATTTGCTGCAGCTTAATACCACGGACACTAAAACGCTTAATACCACGGACACTAAAACGCTTAATACCACGGACACTAAAACACTTAATACCAAAGATACTGTCAGGCAGTCAGACACACCGCAGGGTGGTCTGCAGGGAATGAACAGTGTAGAGAATAATTTATATTTAACAAATGCCTCTATCACTGATAAAACCGGCACGGAAACGCTTGGAAGAACCGGAACAGAAAAAATTGATAAAACCGGCACGGAAAGCGTTAAGGCAACCGGAACTGAAACCACGGATCACACCGGGACGGAAACCACAGTAAACACGGGGACAGATACGAACAAAAAGACCGGGACCGAAACCCTTGGCAAGTCTGGTACTGAAAGCCTGGACCGCTCCGGGACGGAAACAACCACTAACACCGGCACAGAAACCACAGATCACACCGGGACGGAAACGACAACTAACACCGGAACAGAAACCCTTGGAAGAACCGGGACGGAAACCCTTGGACGAACTGGGACGGAAAGAACAGCCGGCGATAACACCGAAAATGTGAGTGAAACCGAACACAACACTTCTCGCTCCGATTCTGTTTCAGACGGATTGACGCGCGATAACCGGCAGACGGCCGCTACTGGTACAAGCACCAATAGCGCTCAGGATGACATTTCCGGAACTGACGAATATCTAGACCATATTTATGGCAAAACTGGCAGTGTGAGCTATTCGACGCTTCTGACTGAATACAGGGAAACGCTTATTAATATAGATATGATGGTTATCAATGACCTTGAGATTTGTTTCATGAATATTTACTAAGAGGTGATTTAATGAGAAGACATTTTCACTTTTTAACACAGCGCGTACTGCCGCTGGTATATGATGACAGCCTGTCATATTATGAAATCCTTTGCAAAATGCAGCATCAACTGATTGAGCTGGGCGAAGAACTTGACGAGCATATGGTGGATTTCATCAAAGAGGCACTGCCGGATTTGATAGCGGATGCTACTTATGATGACGCTACAGGAACGCTGGAATTTACCCTGCTTGACGATCCGTCAGAAGAGCAGGTATTGGATGATCCGGTTAAAAGGATCAGCGTTAACGGCATCTCACGCCCGGTGATGGATGAAATCGCCCGGACCTGGGCGGAACGCGCCCAGGCTTCTGCAGAGAGTGCGAGAGAGTACGCCGACAAATGGGAGGCGGAATCCTGGTTGTCAGGAAAGAAGATATGCTTTTATGGAGACAGTACAACGGTTGTTGCTGAGACATACACAACTAAGATCAGGGACGCTGAGATTTGCGACAGTGTGACAATTAGAGGTGTAAGCGGTCATACCCTTGTAGGTCAGGGCCTGCCGATCATCCAGGCCGCAACAGATCTTGGCACTTTCGATTATGTCTTTATCTGCTACGGTATAAATGACTACGCAGGCACGGCGCGCTGGAAGTTTATTGATGCCGTCAGAACTGCTGCGGAAACCGTCTTACAGGCAGGCAGTGAACCTGTCTTTGTATTTCCCTGGGAAGTGTATATTAATACGTTTCATTCCAATGGTTTTATTTCTGACAATGGGTGCGATATGGCATCATATGTTGATGGCGCTATTGACGTATGCGATCAGCTTAATATTAAGTATTTCAATTTGCACCAGATCAGCGGCGTCAATCGTACCAACTACCGAACAAAACTGACACCAAGCAGCAACGGCTACTATCTGCACGAATCAGACGCCCTGGGAGAACTTATTGCAAAACAGATTTTAAATGGTAATTATAATACCGGTAAATGCTATGATGGCAGATTCGAAAGACCTTTTACTAACCTGTTGCCGCTTAACTGGGGCTACCTTGGATACAGTGACATGAAAGCATTGATCGGAAGCTCTCCTTTACCCTTCCGGCGCGGTAGAGCGTTGTCAGTGTTTTATGGTAGGATTTGTGAGTTCCATACCATAAGTTGTGGGAACCATGTTAAAGTAAGCGGTTATTGCCAGTGCCAGGACACTACAGGATATGTTACCTTTTATTTTTATGATATGTATAATCAAACGGCAGGATACCAGCAGATCTGCCGAGTAAAAAACGGTTCGGATTTTAGTTTTGTGTTTACACCATCCTATCAGGGCGGAAGCTGGAGGTTATGCGCGCAGACATCCGCGCAGCACGCACTGATAATGAATTTGACGGTTGCCGGCAGCAATGGCTCGGGCCGTCTTACAAGCGATACTCCGTCAGAACCAATGATCAGAGCTACATTTGATTCTGACGTAGTTGAGGTGACACGAGGCGGATATCTTAACGCTACAGATGAGCGAACGAATCTGACAGCGTTTGCTGTCAAGATGTTAATAACGGCTCCGGCTGGGCAGACTACCGTAATCGGTAACGTAAACTTTTATCCACAGCGGCCAGTATATGCGGTTGCCCTTAATGGCGCGAACGTGTTCATCTGTAGGATCGGAGAAACAGGTGAAATCGAATTTTATTCACCGCCTGCAGCAGTAGCGCAGGGAACACATGTTTTTGTTACCGAAACAGATCTTACACCGAATCAGTACTTACTGTCATTGACCTGAACATCTGTTTTGTAACATTTTCACAAAGATTTGGTCACTCAAAAGTTTGTGAAATATGCACAATGCAACATACGTCAATATGTAACACAATATGTAACAATACGCGAAAATGAGCGCGTGGCCCTGAGTGATCAGCTACCAGGCGCTCTTTTTGTGTGAATATTTACATTGGTTTATCGGTAAACGTCACGAAATGCGCGCGAAAATTGATTGTTGTCAGACAATTTAAGCACGGATCATGCGCGGTGAACACCGGCAGCACGAACATATGTTCTTTTTGCGTATCGGCAATTTGCACAATAGAACGTATGTTCGATGCACTGGGGGAGCTGGCCCA